CGATGCGTATATCGTACACGCAGACGCACATTTTGGAAATCTTGCTTGGATGGGAGACCACATTGTTATGCACGATTGGGGTCGGACTATAAGTGATCCAGGCTTATTGCGAGAACTTATTGAGGATTATGGACTAAATACTGAAACGGGTAGACGACAATTTCAACAAGTTGCCCAATTTACCACACCATGTGACCTATTAGGTGTTTGTAACATTAATATGCAGAATTTTTCAGATGTTCAGCGGTTTATGAAGTTTTACGATGTTGCATCAATCGCCGGAAGTATGGCCAAGTTCAATATTATCGACACAGGAACATTAGAGAAATTCAAACAAAATATTGCGAATCTTTTTCAAGCGAGGAAAACTCACCCATTGAATGAAATGAGACCTCAGATTGAAAAATACATTGATGAGATGTTTGTTCCCAGTTCAACTCTTTTAGGGGGAAGAGCACAAATGAAGACTCGTATGTCAAAGAAGTTTGACAAGTGCGTCAAGTCTGTGCGGAAGACTGTTCGCGCACGAAAGGGCTCAAACAAGGAGTCTGCGGCAATTGGGATCTGCACCAAGTCTGTTCTCCAAACACGCGGTCGCACCATGAAGCGTTACCGCAAGGGACATCTTCAGACCCAGAAGTTACGTAGCGCATAAAGCCTCACGGGCCGCCATTTGCTCTGCCTTCTTTCGTGTAACACCGTGACCATACGCTAGGTGCTTGTTGTTTGCATCGCAGACCGCCACCCGAATTTCACCCTTCTTCGGATCGTTGGACAACATCTCATACGTTGGCGTGCATTTCATTTCCCTCTGGCAGTACTTCTGAAACAGATCCTTGTAATTCGTTGCGCCCGTCACAACTTCTTCAATGTCTAGGTACGACTCCATCACGGAGATTACAAAGGCATAGACTACATTGAAGCGATTGCCACAATCCGTCCACAATGCACCGATAAAGGCTTCAAAGATATCGCCCAACTTCTTGAGGTTGGACCGACCGGCAATCGCAGGCGAATCTTCATTGTGCCGGCTCATGATGTAATACCGATCCAACCCAATCTGCTTGGACAGTTGACCAATCCTTTCATTGTTCACCAATTCCTTCCGAGCATCGGTAAGAAATCCCTGTTTCCTCTCAGGATACTTCTTGCGAAGATACGTGGCGATACAAACACCTAGAACCGAGTCTCCTTCAAATTCTAGACATTCATAGGACTCATCTTGGAGTGGCATCACGCCAGCCGGACAGGTCGCCAATTGCGCGGGTCGGCCATCGGGTGTCGTATATTCAGTGCGACGGACATACGTGGTGTGAACCATTGCTGTCTGAAACACGCGCGGGTTGCTCACCCGATAGTGAGGCAGCCCATGCTTGTGTATGATCTTGTGAATGTCACGCTCGGCAAACACTCTATTGGCGGGGTTGTATGGGCAATAGGATTCCATTACGATCTATCTGCGTGAACGTAGAAAGTCCGTTTTAATAGTACTGAGGGAACACCATGCGAAGAACGGAGTACACGACGCCAAACACCGCGGCGTGGGTGAGCACCTGGACGAGGTGACCCGACCCCGGCGGCAGGGACAGGAGGACGCCCGGCGACAGGAGGATGAAGAGGAGCACGGGGATAATTACGTTGAGGTCCATTTTATTTTATACCATTTAAAAATATCTCACCAGATATCCATAGATTAATGATTAAGAATTTTGGAACCCTTGCCTCACGTGTTTTACGCGCCCACCAAGAGGTGACCCCGTGTCTCATGAGAATCCAGGTGGGGTTCATGGCAGATAGAAATATTGAAACAGTTGAAAAAACACTCCTAGAAATGCAGGAGACGCTCCGCCTAATGCGGGAAGCGCTCAAAGCACCCAAACAGTATAATTACGATGATATTCCCCTCAAATAGTCCTACACATCCATCACCTTCAAATCAAACGCATAATCGGTGGCCACCAGCTTTGGCTCGTGACGCCGAGCAATCTCCTTCATAACATCCGGACCGTGCTCAGGCAGGATCTCTAGCAGATACTCCTGAAGCTGCTTCTTAGAAAGCGTCCAACCCTTCTTCCACTCACCGGGCTTCTTCACAAGGAAGACCATCTGAGACTGCTTCAGCTCAATCTTGTCGGGCAGCGGCTCCTCATTGTATGCGGCAGCAAGGTCCAGTTCCACCGAACGTCGCTCATCGCGTAACTCGTTGGCACGGGCATTCACCTCCGAGAGCTTCTTGTTAATATCCAGATAACGAGCGAGTGTGGGCTTAAGAGTATCCATTTAGAGTCTTGCTTTCCTTGTGCGCCGAGTTTTCGTTTTCTTCTTGTAACGCCGACTCTTGCCGCCCTTTAAGCCCTTGACTGTAAGTTCACGGCGAATAATGCGGGTATCACGTTCGGCCGAGTCCATGATAGAGCATGAAAAGTCAAACATCGTAATGTTATTAATCCCGCGCTGCTGTAGGATCTGGACGACATCCATTAGGAGAATCTCCCCCGCCCCACGTCTCCCCAGCAGATTGGCCATAAGATCGGGATAGTTTGGTAGATTCAATGCGAGGACCTTGTAATCATACCGGGCCTTGTCCTCGGCTGCCGACCGACTGAACATTTTATTAATCACCTCGTCGCCCGGATTGTATGTCGTTTCAGTTCCCATCTTGAGCACGTAATGGACGAATGCGGCGTGGTCTATATTCCCGGGTATTCGGTCCGTCTGAACCTGTTTCTTAGTGCTCTTTTGAAATTCCGCAATCACATCACGCACAGCCTGAACTCGCCAATCATTGCGATTGCGGGGAGCCCTCCATAACTCAATGATGCGGTTGATAATAACCTCCAAATCGCGGTCATCCGTGATGTTACATACACCGGGAACTGCCATACTTACCTTTGTCAGCGTCATGCCCGCCGGAAGCCGAAACGTCATTGGCTTGCGATCTGGACTTAGCAGAATCTCGCCATGAGTGGTAACGGCAACAACCGCCTCCACGATGTTGGGTGCGTTCATTATATTTGTGTTATAAAGTATATTGTTTCAAACAATAAGAATGTCGGTATTTGATGAGGAAGAAGTCAAACGGCTCTGTGAGGTGTACAACAAGGAACATCCGCGAGAAACACCCATAAGTTGCGGAGCCAACATTGACGCAACCTGGAAGGAACTTCAACGCCGGCTTGGTTCCAAGTGTAAGACTGGCCGCGCCGAGTGTATCGTGGCCAGTTTGTTACGCAGGCCCAAGGCACCAAAGGAATGGGCATTGAATCGCGAAGAGTGGCTGTCTTCGGACGACATTGATGCCGTAGAGAAGAACTATGTAAACCTGTTTGCTGATTACTACTACGCAGGCACCGTCCCGATTGACTTTGATCTTCAAGATGAAACCCGCAAATGTGTCGTCAGCGCGCTCTGCTCCATGAAACTTGCCGAACTTCACAAGCGAGGGAAACACCGAATTGGTATTGTAATAAATACGGATCCGCACGATGGTCCTGGGCAGCATTGGGTGGCGGTGTTTTGCGATACGAGACCGGAACTGGAATACCCTCGCGTAACCTACTTTGATTCGTATGCGTCGTCTCCCGAGCCGGAGATCAAGACTCTCATGAAGCGTTGGAAGGAGCAGTGGGATGCGACTGGGATTCACAAGAACGATATGAAGATGACCTTCAACAAGACGCGTCACCAGTACAAGGATTCCGAGTGCGGGATGTACTGTATCTACTTCCACTACGCATGCGTGATGAACATCCCGATGGACGAGAAGATCCCAGACGATGTCATCAACGCATTCCGCAACCTTCTGTTTACGATGCCGAAGAAAGAATCATCCGCAAAAGAATAATGGAGTGGCTGATTGCCGTGTTACTACTTGCCTTTATCGGCTACCTCGTCTATGATGAGACGCTCGGTGAAGTGCCCATGCTTATGCCTAGGAAACGACTGTGCGAGTACTATGTTGCGGGCTCGGTGTATGAAGACGTCCCGACCGCACTTGCCCGGGGTGTCCGGCTGCTTGAGGTTCACCTGTATTCGGATGAGCGCGACGAGCCTGTTGTCGGCTTGAAGGCACAGAATGAGGGATACGATTATGCTGAGGAGAATGTGTCCTTTGAGCAGGTGTGTATAGACATCACCAACGATGCCTTCCCGTCCGAGGACCCGTTCATCCTGTCTATCGTGCCGCATACAACCAAGACCGTCACGCTGAACAAGGCCGCCGAGCACATTATGACGACTCTGCGCCGCCGCCTCGTGAGGACTGACAAGGAGGTCCACACAGCCAAGTTGGATGCCCTCAAGGACAAGGTGATCATCGTGTCCGGTGGAACCATCAACGGATCCGATTTGGAGCCCTTGGTGAATCTTTCATGGAACGGATCAAATCTTCGTCGCCTCAGCTACCAACAGGCCCTTCACCCTCGCGACCCCCAGGACCTTCTGCGGTTCAATAAGGATCACATCACGATTGTAGCCCCCGAGACAGAACTGAAGACGGTGAATGCCAACCCCGACCGACCACAGGCGCTGGGGTGCCAGTGGAATTTGTTTGACAAAAACGGCAAGGGCTTCGTAGAGAAAACTCTTGCGCGTTAAACAAAATGGCAGATACAGCAGCACCAGTAGACGCAG